AATTCAGGATCTTCGCCGTGACTTAATTGATAGTGACTTCCCCCATAAGGCTAGGAGCCTTGATCTACCATTTAAGCTACTTGAACTTCGTAGAAAAGCACGGATATCATCCAGTAAACTTGACTCTATCTCCAAGCTTATAGCAGAAGGAGATACTGAAGAAGCATCCAAAAAGATTTCCGATCTTTCATAAGAAATCTATGACACTCACAGAAGAATTGAGGTGCTTGATAAAAAGAAAAAGTCTGGTGGTGGGTTTAAGTAAAACTAAATACATATAAGTCGCAAGCACTTATGGAACTTCATAATTCTCCCGAAGGATACTTGTATAATTTACAAGCAACTAGTTCTGGGGAAGCAAGAAGACTATGGAGAAAATCTATAAAGGAGAAATGGAATCATAAATGTGCGTATTGTGGGTCTGAAGAAGAATTAACAATTGATCATATTATTCCACAATGTAAAGGTGGGATTGATTTTTTAACAAATGTAGTTTGTTGTTGCAGAAAATGCAATGCTGATAAAGCACATACTGACTGGATTGAATGGTTCAGTCAGCAAGAATTCTTTACGGAAGAAAAAAAGAATGCTATAATACAGTGGATGAAACCACAAGAAAATAATACACTATATAAGTATAATCCAAGAAAAAATAAGGTTTATTAAAAATGAAATTTACAGTTTATTCTAAAGAAGGTTGTCCGTATTGTGATAAAATTAAAAATATTCTTAATATGTTAAATCTAGAAAGTAAGACTTATACTCTTTATGATGACTTTGATCGTGATCAGTTTTATAGTCAATTTGGTCATGGATCTACATTCCCGCAAGTTATTCTTAATGATGAAGAAAAACTTGGAGGATGTATGGATACAATTAATTATTTGAGAGAAGAAAATATTTTATGAGTAAAAAATGTGAAAAAATAAATGATGATGAAATATCAATAAATAAAGGTGTTGAGCTAATGCTCAGACAAAAATCTAAAGAGGGAGAAGAATCAAAGCATTTTAGATTGAATTTTGCTAAAATGATCTCCCTTTTTAATCGGGAGTTTCATTTTGATTTTAATTTTAGTATAATAAAAAACAACTCTCGGAGGTAAAAAAATGGAACTTACATTTATAGTAACATTCACTATAATGTTAGTCTTGCTATTTTTTACTGTTGGTGGTATTATAGGTTGGTTAGCAAATAGACATTTTTTGGAAACATCTCCCACATTTATACATCCAGAATTTATGGATGAAAATGGAAATATAATACCTGACGAAATTTTAGCTGTACGATTTGAAAATTATGACTACGACGACGACAACGAAGAGGAAGACGACTAAGAAAGTGGAAAATTACAATCTTCCAGAAAATCCATTTTTGTTTGAAGTTCTTGAATTAGTATCAAAACAAAGATCTTCAAACAAAAAGGTTGAAATTCTTAAAAAATATGAAGATCCATCATTAAAGTCTATTTTAATTTGGAATTTTGATGAAAGTGTAATTAGTGTTCTTCCACCTGGTGAAGTTCCATACTCTTCTACAAATGAACAGACATCATATAGTGGAACTTTAAGTGAAAAAATTAATGATGCTGTTTTTAAAATGAATGAGTTAGGAACTAATTCTCTTGGAGCATCCGATCAAGGAAAATCCACAATAAGAGAAGAATATAAAATGTTTTATAACTTTATTAAAGGTGGAAATGACACTTTAAGCTCTATTCGTAGAGAGACGATGTTTATTAATATTCTTGAAGGACTTCATCCAAAAGAAGCAGAAATTTTGGTATTGGTAAAGGATAAGAAACTTCAAGAGAAGTATAAGATTACTTTTTCAAATGTAAAGGAGGCATATCCCGATATTACTTGGGGAGGTCGTTCTTGAGTAGAGTTTTAATTGAGGAGAAAAAAATGGCAGAAAACAATCAAAATTCAAATTCAGTTCTGCCGCAAAATTATGGTTGTGAAATTTTGTTAGAAAAGACAACCTTGGAAAAGACAAAAGATTCTAGTTTTCCAAATAATGCTTATCTTATTTGGTATATTGAAAATGGTAATGAATATCTTGATCTGACAAGAACTAGAAAAATGACAGATTTATTTGATATGTATTATGATAAGTATGGTCCAGGATCTGTGAAAAAAATAACATGGGGATATGGTAGAGTAAATCCAAAACTTTGGGGATACACTAAACCTGAAAAAAGAGGTAAAAGAGGAAGATGAGTTTAGGTTTTAATCAATCATCCAAAAAAAGTGAAGATGAAGTTAAAAAATTACTTAAAAAATATAAGTCAATTAAAAAATATATGAAATCTTCTTTTTATCAACTTAAAGTCATGGATGGAACTGAAACAACTGTTAAAAGTTTATTAGAAGAAAACTAATGTACAATACAGTTTTTATTTCTGATGTTCATTTAGGTACAGATAGATGTAATACAAAAAAGTTTATTCGTTTTTTAGATAGTATAGAAACGAATAAACTTGTAATGGTTGGTGATATTCTTGATATTCACTGCTTAGAAAAATATAATACAAGATGGAAAAAAGAACATACAGCAGCAGTTCATAAGATTTTAGAATTCGCAAATAAAGGGACAAGACTTGTTTATATTCTTGGAAATCATGATGCTACAGCAAGAAGGTATGTATTAAAAAATTCATATCAGTTTAAGAATTTAACTTTATGTAATCGTTATATTCATCATGATTCTTTAGGTAATAAGTATTTGTGTATTCATGGAGATATGAATTCTGAATATTCTTCTGGATCTTGGAAGCAATATTTTATGAATTGGGGGTATGAAACGATTACTCCAATCAACGAATTCACTAAAAAGTATTTTAAATTTTCTTTGGTCTCTTATTTGAAATCAATTAAGAGAGGTAAAGACTATATTGATAGGTATGAAAGAGATATTGTTTCTTTAGTTGATTCTAGATATTCGGGAGTTATTTGCGGACATATTCACCATGCAAATATTCGTCAGTTTGGTGATGTAAAGTATATGTGTTGTGGTGATTGGTGTGATAGCTTCACTGCTATTGCCGAAACAAAAGGACATTATGAAATCTTAAGATTTTAAAAAAAATGTATTACAAAGGTACTTGACTAAATAATCATAGGTATGATATGATACCTATATCGTTCATCCTCTTTTTGAGGACGCAAGTAGGACGACGTGGAACGCAAATTCGTTCATTCGCTATTTCCAAATAGCGAACGGAAACGCCGCCCAAAGGAACGGGAATTAAAACTCTCATTTCTAAGGAGCAAAAACAATGAGTCGTGTAACTTATAGGGGTGTTTCATATGACACCGAATCTCGTCGCCAACAACAGGCACAAACACAGCAACAACCTCAACAATACAACGAAACATATCGTGGAGTTCGTTTCGTAAAGGAGGGTCACAAGTGATGCAGAAACTTAATGTTCTTCAAATGATTAAAGAGCAAAAACAAAAAGAGAATAGAAAGCATCAGGCGGCACTTTGTCAAATCGGTCAATGTAAAACCGCAAAGTAATTAAATGAATAACTATGTTTATCATCATGATGACATGGACAAAGATAATAGACCACCTGCTTGTTATCAATTAACATATAGAGGTTGTAAATATTGGTCTTGTTATCTTATTCATTTAAGAGAATGGTTTGAAAAACTATTAATATCAGAGGGATCTTGACATCCCTCTTTTTTTTGTTTAAAATGAATTTGTTCGGGATAATAAAAATAATGCAATGAATAAAGACAGATTAAAACTTTTAGTGAAAAATCTAGAACTTCTTGTTGAAGGACTGAAAGCAGAAGTATATGCTGATGCTTCTGCATATAACTATAATAATACATCTCCACATATTGGAGAGATTGATGACTATGATGAGGTCTTTGAGGATGATGATGATTGATGACTAAAACAACAGAACAAGTTAAGGAAGAGTTTTTATATCCAACTCCACCATTAAATCCAGATTCTGATAAATCATTTCTGGATATTGCACAAACAAACAACTTAAATAATTTTGCTACACATTTGCAATATATTTCTTCAATGGTTATTGGAGGAAAGATGAGTATAGATGATTCATATAAAGAAGTTAAGAAACTATATAAATCTTGGAAAAGTTCTCATAAATCATTAAAGGGAGGATGGTTCAATTGAAACCGATTAAAGCAAAAGATCTTCTTGAGCTTGATAAAAGACTTAAGGTAGTTAAACTTCAGTGCTATCCAATTCCAGAGCAAGTCATTTGGCAGGCAGGAAAGGGAGATTATTCCGAAGTTCCAATTCACGAAGTTGAAGTTCCTATCCCACAAAAATGTGGTGAATGGATTGTAAATACTTTACTTGCAAATGATAGAGCACACTACGGACCATTAGAGCACCCTGCAATTACATTCTCAGTTTCTGGTTTTGTTCATAGTGTAATCGTACAGGCAAGAACACATCGCATTGGAACTTCTTGGGATGTTCAATCGCAGAGATACACTGGCAAAAGAGTTGTAAAGGTTGCCAAAGGTGAACTTGATATTGAGGATGTCTTCTATGTGCGCCCTGAGGGGTTCTATACCAACCGTAAGGGTAAGAAGTATGAATGGACCGAAGAACACCGTCAACGCAAGTTGGGGCGAATTCTAAGCGAGTGTGAGGAGTATGCTGATTATTATGAGCAGGGTATGTGTGAAGAGCATATTCGTGACTATCTTCCTCAAGCAATTCGTCAGAATTTTGTAGCATCATTCAATCTTCGATCTGTTCTTCATTTTATGGATCTTCGTTCTAAACTTGATGCTCAACTTGAGGTTCAGGCATTATGTGAAGCATTTATTCCTGAATTGAGAAGATGGTCTCCAAATGTCTGGGAGTATTATGAGGAGAAAAGATTACATCGTGCTCGTCTGAGTCCATAAATATTTTGTGTTGATTTTATAATTTTATGCCTTTATATCCAGTTAAAAACCTTAAAACGGGTGAAGAAAAAGAATTTAGTATGACTATTGCCGATTATGACCAGTGGAGAAAAGATAATCCGGACTGGGATAAAAATTGGAGTAAAGGGTGCGCTGCTTCCCAGGAAGTCGGAGATTGGCAAAATAAACTAATCTCAAAGCATTCTGGATGGAATGAGGTATTAGATCGCGCTAGTAAGGTGCCTGGGTCAAAAGTAAAAAAAATCTAAACAATTATGGCAAGAAGAAAGAGGTCGTCTTCAGAGCAACCTATCGGGGTGGGACTCACAGCAAAGCAGATGAAAAGAAAAAAACCTATCAATTCAGATTACTTAATTGATATTGAACCAATTACTCAAAATCAAAAACTTCTATTTAAGTATTATGATGAAGGAAAAAACATTTTCGCTCACGGAGTTCCAGGATCTGGAAAAACATTTTGTCTTCTTTATAAAGCACTCAAAGAGGTCTTAGACGAAAGAACTCCTTATGAGAAAATTTATATTGTAAGATCACTGGTTCAGACAAGAGAAATCGGTTTCTTGCCTGGTAAAGAATCGGATAAAAAATGTCTCTTTGAGATTCCATATAAGAATATGGTAAAATATATGTTTCAGATGCCTTCTGATGCAGACTTTGAGATGCTTTATGGAAATCTAAAATCTCAGGATACTATTTCTTTCTGGTGTACTTCTTTTATTCGTGGTATTACTCTTGATAATTGCATTATTATTGTAGATGAAGCACAAAATTTGTCAGCACACGAAAGTTTTTCTGTAATTTCAAGATGTGGTGAGGATACGAAAATTATGTTCTCGGGTGATATTGAACAGAGCGATCTCACAAGAGTAAGTGAAAAAACTGGAATTATTGATTTTATTCGAGTCATTGAGGTAATGCCATCATTTGAGAAACTTGAATTTGATATTGATGATATTGTTAGATCTTCACTTGTTAAAGAATTTATCATTGCTAAAAAATCATTGAATCTATGATATAATAAAACAAATTGAGGTTATAATGTTTAATCATATTGATATTAAATTACCAAAACTTGAAAGAACTACTATAGATGGAGTCAGATACTATTCTGTTTCTGATGATGATGAATTTGTAAAACTTGTCTCCATTACTTCTGTAATAAGTCATTTCAATAAAGAGATATTTGTAAACTGGAGAAAAAAGGTCGGGGAAGATACTGCAAATAAGATCACTAAAGCTGCAACAAGTCGGGGAACCGATATGCACTCTTTAGTTGAGAATTATCTTTATAATATTGCAGAACTTCCAAAAGTACAACCATTATCAGATTTCTTATTTAAAATTGCAAAACCTGAACTGAATAAAATTAATAATATTCATTGTTTAGAAGGGGCATTATACAGTAAAAAACTTGGTATTGCAGGAACTGTAGATTGTATATCAGAGTATAATGGAGAACTTGCAGTCATTGATTTTAAGACTTCAAAGAAACCAAAACCAAAAGAGTGGATTGAACATTATTTTGTTCAGGCAGCAGCATATGCAGCAATGTATTATGAACTTACAGGTATAGTTGTTAAAAAGTTGGTAATTATAATGTCTTGCGAAAGTGGTGAATGTGTGGTATATGAAGAATATGATAAGAAAAAATATCTAGAACTATTAGTACAATACATTCAAAAATTTGTAGAAGATAAAATGGAGATTTATGAAACTTCAAACTAATATAACAAATCAACTGCAAGTTGAATTTGAAAAAAAATTTATGTGTGCGGAAAAGTTCGCACAAGAAATTGAAACTTTAGTTAAAGATAATCAGGATATGGATTATATCACTGCGATTGTCTTTTTTTGTGAACAAAATGAAATTGAACTTGAAAAAGTTCCAAAACTTATTTCAAAACCACTCAAAGAAAAAATTAAATGGAATGCAATTGAATTAAACTTTTTGAAAAAAACTTCTA